CATCCTTTAAAATATCATAAAACAACCTCCCTTAAAGTTGAAGTTATATGTGTATCACCAGGTGAAAATGACATGTGTATTTACTCACTTAAAGGAATTAAAGGCAGTGGGTTGAAAGGACGATTTTATATAATTGATAGTAATAACAAATATGTATTAGGAACGCGTTTTAAATTATTATTATTAAAAACAGAACAACTATGAAAAAACTATTATTCGCATTACTGCTAATTCCATTTTTAGCAACTGCACAATTAAGAGATTCAGTAAGAATCAAAACAGATATTTTTGAAGTAATTTATAGTGAAAAACTAGAAAGTCCAAGATGGGTTAAATACACTGTGTTATGCCCTAATGGAACCGCATCTAGAGCAGGTATGGACTTTTATACTAATGACTCAGTTAAAACATCAAGTAATGAAGATTATGTTAAAAATGAGTGGGACAAAGGTCATATGGCTCCAGCAGCAGATTTTAACTGTGATAAAGTAATGTTATATAAAACCTTTAGTTATTTAAACTGCGCTTTACAAAACCAATACTTAAATCGTGGTGTATGGAGAATGCTTGAATTACAAGAACGAGAGTATGCTAAAAAAGAACCAACTACTATTATTATAGATGTAGTGTTTAGTAAAACAAGTTATAAACTACCTACAGGTGCAACTGTACCAGATGGTTTCTTTAAAATTATTTACTTAGAAAAATCAGGTAAAACAATTAAGTTTTATTTTCCGAATGTTACTCCAACTAAAGAAAAATATACTGATTATGAAATCAAATAAGTTATGAAGATAAAAAATCCACCTATTATAAGCAAATTTGGAATTACATCTATGTTCAATGTTGAGGATAGATTTAAAAATCATGAACTGTTAAAAGAATATGACTTACGAGTCATATTCAGTCACTGGTTTACTAAAGAGAAAGCAAACGAATTAGAAAACAAATATTTACAAACATACCCTAAAATAAACTATGACTTTGACCTAGATAATTTTATTAATTTAGATGGGATAAGTGAAATGAGGTATATTGATGAGAGTATAGTGAATAAAATTAGAAGTGAATTATACAATTTGAAACAAAATAGTGACTCATTTCAAGCGTTAAAGGAAAAGAAACAATACGCGGTGAAATTTTATTTTGTTCAATTTATTAAAAAATGAAAACAATAGTATTAGGCGACACTCACGGTCGTTCATTTTGGAAATTAATTACACATCTTGAAAATCCAGATAGAGTGATTTTCATAGGTGATTATTTTGATTCATTTCAAATTAAAACAGATGAACAAGTAAATAATTTCTTAGATATTATTGAGTATAAAAAAACATCAGGTGTTGATGTTATATTGTTAATTGGTAATCATGATATTCATTACTACCCAGAAGTATCAGATACAGGTACTTCAGGTTATCAAACTATAGGTAGATTTCAGATTGAACCTATTATTGATGCTAATAGAGAACATTTACAAATGGCTTACAAAATGGATGAGTTTTTATTCACTCATGCTGGTGTAAGTAGTGAATGGTTAGATGATAATATTATAGGGTGGAATATTGATAATATGGTAGATAAAATAAATGAGTTATTTAAATATCAACCTAATAAATTTAATTTCCGTTCATTCAAACAATATAGTAATGATAAAATTATATCATCTGATGGACATGGAAATAATACTTATCAAACACCAGTTTGGATTAGACCTAAAGCATTAATGGCCGCTAACAGAGATACATTACGTAAGGAAGTAATCCAAGTTGTAGGTCATACATGGGTTGAGAGAATAGATAAAAAAGGTGGGGCAACAGGTGGTAGATATTATTTTATTGATACAATGGATACAAGTCAGGAATATATGATTATTACTGATGGTGAAATATCATTTAATTCAATTAAACCAGGTTATGGCAAGAAAAAAGAAAATAGTTGAAAAGGAACCAGAGTTTATTGTTTATAGTGATTTAGGTTATTTTAGAGGTTTAGTTAATGGCGGACAACTTGATTGGACTCAAAATGAATCTGAAGCTAAACCATTATATAATCTTAATCAAGTACAGACTATAAAATTTTTGGCTCCTCGAAATATTGAAGTTATATTTGAATATATATGAGTAAACATACATTATGGGTTGAAAAATACAGACCCGATATATTAGAAGGTTATTTAGGCAATGAAGAATTTATTAATGGTCTACAAGAGTGGATTAATAAAAATGATTTTCCTAATTTATTACTTCATGGTCCTGCTGGTACAGGTAAAACAACAGCTGCTAAATTAGTAGTTAAAAATATTAATTGTGATTTCTTATATCTAAATTGTTCTGATGAGAATGGTATTGATACAATTAGAGATAAAGTAAAACAATTTGCTTCAGGTGCTACATTCAAACCACTTAAAGTTGTTATATTAGATGAAGCTGATTTCTTAACTATAAATGCCCAAGCCGCACTTAGAAATGTTATTGAGTCATTTAGTTTAACTACTAGATTTATATTCACTTGTAATTTTGTAGAACGTATTATTGATCCATTACAATCAAGATTAACATCATTTCATTTAGTTACTCCAGAACCAAAACAAATAGCTAAACATTTAAGAGGTATACTAGAACAAGAACAAATAGAGTTTGATGTTAATGATTTAGTTAATGTTGTTAAAAAAACTTATCCTGATATTAGACGATCACTTAATATACTTCAAAGTAGTGTTGTTAAAGGTAAGTTAGTACTTAAAAATGTTACTGATGGTAATTATATTGAACAAATTATTAGTGAAGCTAAATCTAAAAAGAAAACAGCGTTTAATAATATTAGACAAATTATAGCTGATAATAACATAAATGACTTCACTGGTGTATATAAAGAATTACATAATGCTTATTCAACACCTGAAGCAACTATAATAATAGAAGAGTATTTATTTCATTCAACTACAATACCTGATAAAGAAATTTGTTTTATGAGTTGTATTGCTAAATTATTGAATATATGAGTAAAATAGATTTTATAGAACAATTTAATGATATTTGTGACATTAATGATTTCAATTTTAATCCTATAATTGAACATGGAATAAAAGTATCTAAAAATAATGTTAACACAGATAGAGTTAATATTAATATTGCTAATAATAATATAAATGAAGATATTGTATTAAATAATTTTATTACTTTATTTGATGATAATCAAGATATAATTTCATTTATTAAAGATACTTATAAAAATCACCCAGTACAAAATATATTTTTTGGATACTCAAATGGTGAAACAGAATTATATTTTGAAATGTATGAGCCCGGTGAATCATCATATTGTTACGCTTATAATTCATCTAATGGGAAAATAAGTAAATATTATCCATTAGTTGATCCTGATGAACCTATAAATGAACTATGTGAATTAATAACTAAATATACTGGACTAATTATTCCAGAACCAAATGAAATTTTTAAAGGTGGTTTTATTAGAGACAGAAGTATTTATTATTTTTTAGTTTTAGAACCTATGATTAAATTAGGTGATATTCTTAAACAAATATGTTGTATTATTAATCCTAATGAAACTGAAGTTATTAATAATTGGTTTGAAGAAAATAAAGATAGCACTTTAACTCATATAGCTTACTCTATAGAAAATGAAAATTTAACTTTAAATATATATACAAATGAGCCAAGAACAACCTAGACTAAACATTGATTTAACTAAAACACAAGAAGTAGTTTGTGAAAAATGTGAGGGTAAAGTATTCACTGAAGGTTTAATGCTTAGAAAAGCATCTAAATTTTTAGCTGGTACAGCACAAGATGCCCTTATTCCATTACCTGTTTTCGCTTGTAGCGCTTGCGGACATGTTAATGAAGATTTTTTACCTGAACCATTGAAAAATAAAGAATAGTGAATTTATTCGATTGGTTAAATCAAATAACATATTATAAACAACCGTGGAATACATTTACGGATGAGGATAAAGCTGAGTTTAATACTTATATGATTCATCGTTTTGTAAGTATGAATTCTAATTATATTGATATTGTTAATTTAATTCAACAATACCCAGATTGTTCTAAAAAGAATGTTTATCAGTTTTATTGCAATTTATTACCTAAACAAAAAGCATTCTTTAAATATATTAAATCAGGTATTAAAAATGATTTAGAAACAATCAAAGCTATAGCTGAGTATTATCAATGTAGTACTCGTGAAGCTAAAGAATATATAAACATAGTAGATGTAGACGTTATTAAAAATACTCTTAATTTGGGACAGCCGAATACAAATAAAAAAAGGAGAAAAAAATCATGAGTACATTTATTTTAGGCGTTTCAGTTACAATAGTGATTGGGATGCTTGTTTGGTTCACAATTGACACTATTAAACAGTTAAAAAGGATCAAGCAATTAGAAACAGAAAAAGATGCTCTATGGAGCGAAATTGAAAACCGTTGTGACTCAATTGAACGTACATTAGATCAAATGATTCGAGATGTGAACAATCGTGTGGATGAAAATTACAGCTACACTGATTCACGACTCGATAAAATGGCTAATTCAATTGAACGTGACTATGTTACGAAAAAAAACAGATTAGATAATACTATTGACTATCAAGGATAATTAACTAACTTTGGCTGTCCCAATTAAGTTACCTAAATTTATAATATATGGAATATACAAAAGATAAAATCACAAACCAGGTTATTGATGACTTAAAATCCAGAGCTGAGCGTGGATATAAAAAATATAACACAACATTGAATGGTAATAATAAAGATGATTATATGAACCATTTATATGAAGAGTTATTAGACGCAGCTCAATATATTAAAAAAGAACAATCAATCATTCCTGATATACAACAATTAATATCTAGCCATAGTGATGATGCTGAGTTAGGTAAAACTATAAGACAGATATATGGCAAAAACTAAATTAACTGAAATTGAACTTAAAATAAAAACTACTCCAGTTAAAGAAGTAGATTATAGATATCAAAATACAGTTTCGTACTCCCAATATTCAGTATGGCGTAAATGTCCTCATCAATGGTTTTTAGCTTATGCTAAAGGTTTAGCGCCATACACAGCTTCAATCCATACTATATTTGGAACTGCTATTCATGAAACAATGCAACATTATTTAAAAGTAATGTATGAACAAAGTGGAGCAGCTGCTGATAGAGAAGATATTGTAGGTATGTTCAATGAACGTTTCAAAACTATATATAAAGAAGAATTTGAAAAAACCAAACAACATTTCTCTAATCCAGATGAAATGAGAGAATTTTATGATGATGGAGTTAATGTACTTGAATGGTTTAAAAAACATCGTTCTCAATTTTTCACTACTCGTAATGTAGTATTATTAGGTATTGAAATGCCTTTGATGGTTGGTTTATCTAAAAATTTATTTTTAAAAGGTTATATTGACTTTGTTTTATATGATAAAGACTTAGATAAAGTTTATATCTATGATATTAAAACAAGTAGACAAGGATGGAGAGATAAGGATAAAAAAGATGATATTAAATTAGCTCAAATATTACTTTATAAAGAATATTTCGCTAAACAATATAGTATTGATGTTGATAAAATTGAGGTGGAGTTCTTTATATTGAAAAGAAAGATATGGGAAAATGATGAATTTACTATACCTTATATTAGTCCATTCAAACCAGCTAGTGGAAAAATTAAACGTAAACAAGCTGTTGAGAAATTTAATATGTTTCTAACTGAATGTTTTGATAATGATGGTAAACATGTTATTAAAGACTATTCTAAAATAGTAGGTAAAGATTCTTGTACTTACTGTCCTTTCAACAATAATAAAGAACTGTGTGATAAACTTGTCGTTTCTTGATCTCCGTATATATTTAT